CGTCGTCGCAAGGTCGGCAAGAAGAGATGGGCTGCCAGTATTCAAATATGCGTCTAAGGTGCTGTAGGCGGCATCGTACGTTGTCCGTGACACGCCGAATGTATCCGCTTGCGTATCATTCCCACTCTTGGCACCTGCGATCTCGTCCCATTCTTTCTTAGTAGCCTGTTTTTCAACTGCGGTGAGTTGGCTATCAGAGGCGATATCCGAGAGCGTATTCAGGGCAGTTGTGGCGTTGCTCGCGGCTGTGTTGGCTGTTCCTTGGGCTGCATCAGCGTCTGACTGTGCCGCCTCAGCGGCGGCTTGAGCAGTTGCGGCATTGGAGATGGCGGTATTAGCCGTACCTTGCGCCGCATCGGCTGCACCTTGAGCGGTAGCGGCATTCGAGATAGCAGTATCAGCGTCAGACTGTGCTGCATCGGCAAGCCCCTTCGCGGCTGTTGAAATAGCGTTCAGAACAAGAGTACGCTTGTCATAGTAGTCTGCAAAGTTCGTTCTGAACGTGGTCCCGGTAATGTCCGACGTAGCGTTCAGGTCAGAAAGTAACGGGGAGATATAGTCGCTGAGTGTGATGTAGGAATTGTCAAAGTTGGTTTTCTCTGTGCTGATTCCGTAACTGGTCGCCTCTGAATCAATACGAGGTTTTTCATTTCCGATGCTATCCCATTCCAATTTTACATTCTGTTTTTCAACTGGCGTCAGTTTATTGTCAGACGCTATGTCATCGAGCAACCCATTGGCTGTATCCGCATCCGCTTGAGCTGCATCTGCCGCCGCATCAGCGGCATTAGCGGTAGATTGAGCCGTTGCTGCATCGGATAATGCCTGTGTTGCGTCAGCCTGAGCCGCTTCTGCCGCTGCCTGCGCCGTGGACACGTTGCCATTCGTGATCCCCAAATCTTCCTGAGTCGCTTTCAGCAAGATCGCGGCTTCTGCACCGTCAATGTCTACTTCCGCTTTCGATATGCGTGCACCGTGGTCGGCAACAGTGATCCGCTCTGCCTTCAGTTCAATCTTCGCGTTAGCCCCATCAATCAGAACCTCTGCAAGCGACACCCGCGAGACCATATCCACCACGATCCCCGCGAGCGTTTCTGCATCAGCCTGCGCTTGATCTGCTATGGCTTTCGCCGCAGTTGCGATGGCACGGAGTAACGTGCCTTCCGCGTTGTAATAATCAGTAAACATCGACCGGAACGTAGATCCTGTAATCGCACTTGTAGTCGTCAAATCCGCAAGAAGAGCCGGACTCCCGGTATTGAGGTAGGTATCAAGCGCGGAGTAAGCTGCGTCGTACGCTGTGCGTGACACGCTAAAGACATCCGCCTGCGCATCATTACCGGATTTTGCTCCGGAGATTTCATCCCATTCCTTTTTCGTTGCCTGCTTTTCAAGTCCAGTCAGTTGATTATCAGAGGCGATGTCCGTGAGGGCATTTAACGCTGTCGTTGCGTTCCCCGCCGCAGTATTCGCAGTACCCTGTGCGGCGTCAGCGGCTGATTGAGCCGCTTCTGCAGCCGCCTGTGCAGTTGCAGCGTTAGAAATGGCAGTGTTCGCAGACCCCTGAGCCGCATCTGCTGCACTCTGGGCATCGTTAGCAAGTGTTCGCGCCTTCGCCGCAATAGTATTGAGTAAATTCGTTCTGGCGTCATAGTAATTTTTCCACGCGGTGTCCCATGTAGAGCGCACGATATTGGTCGTAGCCGCCATATCTGCGAAGACCGTCAACGTAGTATTTAGATATGTATCGAGAGCTGAATACATCGAATCAAAATCAGTATCAGGCACGGAGAAGAGTGTTGCCTGTGTAGGAATCGTACCTGTCGTGGGAGTACCTTCGGCAACTATTGCATCCCATTCCATCTTCGCAGATAGTTTTTCAACTGGAGTAATCTTGGCATCAGACGCTATGTCTGCTAACTTACCAAGCGCAGTCGTTGCGTCAGACTGTGCGGCATCAGCATCGCCTTGAGCAGTATTCGCCGCACTCTGTGCAGCGTTAGCGGTTCCTTGGGCTGCATCCGCCGCTGCCTGAGCAGTATCAGCATCCGATTGCGCCGCATTAGCAGCCGCCTGTGCGGTACTCGCCGCGCTCGCCGCTCCGTTTGCCACCCCACTTACAGTATCAAGATCCGACTGGCTCGCCTTCAGCAGGACAGCCGCTTCTGCACCGTCAATATCTACTTCCGCTTTCGAGATTCTGGCGGTGTTATCTGCAACAGTAATCCGTTCGGCTTTGAGTTCTATTTTGGCTTCCGCTTCAGAGATACGCATTTCAGCGGAGTCATGACGATCACCGTCCTGTAACTGTAGGTCTGCAAGCAGTTCCAAATCTGCCTGTAATTCGGTAAGACCTTCAGGGGTGATTACATTTACTTTGGCCTGAAGTTCAGTCGATAATTCACTTTCTGTCAATGAAGTCGTAAGAGCGTTTAAAAGTCCCGCTGGCGTTGCCGTAGTGGCAGTTGCAAGCGGCCCTTCCAAATCGCTATACCCCGGATATACAACATTTGTATTTACAGACCGAATCCAATACCAATAATTCGTGTCAAACGTGAGTCCGGTATGGGCAAATCGAGTTGCGGCGGGCGGCACCGTTCCCACCAACGTCGCATTGTCCCACACGCTCGTAGCACTGGCCCATATTTGAATTGCACTAACGTCTATATCTGTCGTAGGCGTCCACTTGATACCAATTTCAAATTCCTTGGCGTAATCAAGCAAAAGTCCCGTAGGGGGGAGTGGCTTGTTAATAGTCCCAAATATTTTTAATTGAAACGCCCTGTTATAGTTGGGATCATTTTCAATATTATTTGTAACACCATAATTCGTATACGGTTTTACGACAACAAAATAAATCTTTCCAACCTCAATACCATTATTAATCTGAAAAGAGCAAACCCCCGGCCCTACGCTTCCAACCGTGGCCCATCCAGTTGCGTCTGATTCACGGAATAGAATGTCGTACCGGGAAATGTTGGCAATACTGTTGCGCGACATAACAACGTCCGCAAAATTGACCAGAATTACCGGAAGGTATGCTCCCCCCACCATTGCAAAATGCTCAGATAGCGCAACGTCAGTGACAAACGGGGGGACTTCCCTTTCTGTGCCGAGTCCACTGCCTTCTGGAGTCAAGCCGCTGGGTGTGGCCGTTCCGGGCGGGAGTGTCCCATCAAAAGTATATGATTCGACCAGCCCAAGGGAGGAATACTTGGTGTCAGTTACATCAATGCTCTCATCATCGCTAAAAACAGATTCATTGTATTCTGACGCGGTGATAGCGATAATGCCATTTTCTTGCTGAATAGCAGAATTGAGAATAAAAGGCTTAGTTTCCTTGGTGATAGGACCAAAAGAGTACAAGTCATCCTGCGTCACGCCACCGTCAATCGCCTGCAAAAATGTAACCGAAGAATACTCCCCACTACTCCCGCCAAACGCCGCCGTCGTATAATACAGAAGCGTACCGTCGGCTTTTTGGACACGACACCCGTGCTGTTGCCCATTAGTCAAATACACATTCTTGTCAAATGTAATCGTGTTGCCTGATTTGCCAATAATGTTCCCACCAAACCCATATTGGGGAACGTCATGCTGGAAATGGAACATATCGCCGACTTCAGTAACAAGAGCCTGAATCGTAGTGGCAAACTTTATCAGGCGGCGTGTTCCTTTCGCCTTCTTCATGGCAAAGGTCACTTCGCGCTTCGCCCGTGCGGAATCAGTAATGCCGTACAGTTGCACGGTTTTGGAAATTACATCCTCTCCCACCCTTGCCGTGTCAATGGCGACCATCGTATGTCGCTTATATTCGTCAGTTTCGTCAAGGAATTGAACTTCTACCTGATTCGCAATTTGATTCAGGCCAATATATGTTTCCTCAAATGAATCTTTAACAATGTTGGCCATATTGAAAATTTGACTGTAAACTGTCTGCGGTCTATCAACGACAATCCTTAGTTTATCCCCGCTCCAATAGGGTGTTGCTCGACAAACACCACAAATCTGCTGTATAAGTTCATCCAATTTGTGTTGAGAATCCAACACCAAATTCATCTCATAGCGCTTTTGTGTCTTAGGCGTCGTATTTCCATTTTTATCCGATGAAGTATAATTGACAACTTCATCGCACCAATCGGCGAAATCCTGAAACGACGCCAAGTCAATCTTGGCCGCCGACATGGCATTTCCCATCCCATACAGCGGATTCAATAGAAAGTCATATAGAATGTTGGCGGGGTTCTTCGCTCCAGCCACCGTTGGGAGAGCGACGAGATCGCGAACATCCAGAATCTTGCGCCCTACCATTTTCGCGGTAATTGAGGGCATAGCCCCTGAAATCTTATTCGTCGCAAGAAGGCGTAGGCCCAATACAGCCGTACTATTATAGGCTGGGGCTACACCATGTTCGTATTCTGTGGCACCCTTGATATACAAATCGCCTGACGAAGAAACACTCCCGTCTGGAATATCGGCGGTTAAACGCTCGATCTTAATGAGCGTTTCTGTTGCTCCAGCGTACCCCGGTATTTCAATGTCTAAAATAACCTCAGACCGGGAACTTTTCGTGATGCTATGAGTACATGGCAGATTTTGAGTTGCCCAGTGGCCAACTTCTGCAACCCATTCAAAGTACCCATCCCCAAATTCAGAGGCATAATTCCAATAACCGGGAGAGTCAATGACCCACACTTGGTGCGTTGCATAAGGCATTTGCGTCCATACCGTTGGGGCATCGCCTCGCGCAGTGGACACAATAAGTTCAACGGTATTATTCGCAATACCTGAGCCTGACACAACGTACAACGACGGAAGCGTCAAGTGGACGATAGTTTTGGAATTTTTGCCAAATGTCCTATAGACGTATGGCGTGCTGTGGACAATTTTAACGGAATTATTTAGCGCGTAATACTTGGCGATATTCTCATTGACTTGCGTTTGATTATTTGTGCCAAGTCGCGTTTCCAGTGTATAATCTGGATCGTAATCAGCCAGCGGCTTATTATTGATGAGAATAGAATTTGTATCAATAGAATGTATTTCCCCTTCAGAAAGCGCCAACACGACATTCATGTAATCCTTGCGGTCGCCATTTACATCATTAAAGCCATCAATATATGCCTCTACAACAACGCCCCCCATACGATGTTCGCCATAAACTACTGGGACCGCGTTGCCTTCGCCAATAAGATTGGAAATGCCGCCCCATGAATATGTCTGAGAATTAGCGAATCCTCCAGTCGCACCATCTGGGGTCTTTGGGTTAAATAAAAGTGATGCGGCGGCCCCCACGACAGCCCCCGCAAGGAAAGCAACGCCATATGGAACGAGGAATTGTGCGCCGGGAACGAATGTCCCAACAGCGATTAAGGCGACCCCAATAATAGCCCCAATGACGGACCCAGCAAACTTTCCGGTAACGTCTTTGACAAAAATCACTTCATCATTGGCGCAGGGGATATAATCCCACGGAGTTTGGCCCGAATTAACAAGGGCCACCATGCCTTCATGCTCCATGCCAAAATTCTTGGAGAGAATTTCCGCGAGCGTCAAACCTTCAAACGGAACCTCCCTTTCATCCCGCTTGGCCGGTTCAAACAGGTTCGGAATATGCTTGATTATCATTCAACCAACCCCCTATGCCGATAGGCCGCGACAATGCGCGACCGCCAAGTGGAAATTTTCGACGCCGCTGGGCCTGAGCCCTCCAACGTATGCAAGAAGTAGCGTGGATCAATAACGACGCCAGCATGGTTCAATGTAATGGATTGATTGCGAAGGCCGATAATATCGTGGGGTCGAAGGTCATCCAGTTCCACTGGAAGCCATTCGTCATCTGAATTATCAAGACAGAGGGTGTTATTGGTGAGGTCGGCACTGGAACCTACTGTGGACTTGCCGATGAAGTCTTTAATGGTGATCCCTAATTCATTTTGAAAGTACAGCATCAGCATCCCATAGCAATCGCATCCATCGAACGTGCGCCCATGCAGAAGGAATGGAATGGATAAGTATCTTTCCAACATAGCCCCCTCCATTAGAAATATAGGCGTGCGTTGATGATGGCCGGAAATCCACCAAAGTTGAGCGTGTTCCCCTTCAGTAGACAATCTCGCCACGCTCTCCCACAGGTCGTATCGCTCCCGGCATATTTACAATTCGTGTCCTTAAATTGTTTCCACCGGCAAAATTGGGCTATAATTACCCTGTTTGGAACGGTCTGTCTAAATATATCCAGCCCGATAGATAGGGAAAATGTAACTACCCCCATCGTTGCTTTAGCCCCAGCCACCGTGAAGGTGCGCGTAATCGGATCGTCAATAATGGCGTTTGATGTATCCTTGAAAAATTGACGGATGGTGACAGTATGGTTAATGACTTCATAATTCTCAATTAAGTTTTGGATCATGCGCTCTGAGTCAAGGTTCCCAACGGCTACTGAAACATCGTTAATCTGGCCGTCGGAATTTTGGGAAAATTCCCCGCACTTGATGGGCCACGACGTATAGACATTCCCATTCCAAGTAATATCAGCAGACCAATCAGTAAGACGAATAGGGCTGGTAAATCCACCAATGGAATTTGGGTCTGCAAATTCCAATTCGTATAGCCTGAATGTCTGCACAGCAGGATTGCTCAACGCCGCCCGCAAAGAAGTAGAAAGTGTCAGCACATTCTCACCTCAGCACTGACATTGGAGAAGTAGGCGTTCACTTTCTCAATGGTCAGTTTGTCTGTGGCAAAGCGTACCGTTGTCAGTGCCCCACCGTTGACGCGATCATCATCAATCGTCCACGTTTTCAATGGCCCCAAATACGTCTTAAAAAAAGTAGTCAGAGTGGCCAACTCCGTGGAGTTCAATAAATTCCATTCCAGACGGTACGATTCCAGTGGAGAGGCCCGCAATGCAAACCTCTGTTCGGCCCCATTCTCAAATTCGACAATCTTGGTTTTGTACTCCACGTTGATCGTTGTGACCCTGCTGGGAACCAACGTCAAGTCAGCCATCTGAACCTCCAAATAAATGGGGCGGGATTGCTCCCGCCCCCGCCATCATCGTGCGTAAGCCATAATTGATTTCTTTATAGCCCCACCACTGGCGATGTTGCCAGAAACGGCATCAATAATTGCCTGCTTCATCGCAGGAAGAGCGTTCATTACACCCTGCTCATCGCTATTATTGATATTCACCGTTACGTTGACTGGACCCTTGCTTTTGGAATCCTTTAAGTATTCTTTCAAGTCGGCATTGGTATTGGAGTCAACTACACGCTCACCCTTTTTAAGCATCCATGTTCCATCTTCGGGGATGTTTGACATACCAGAATGTGCCATGCCCGCAAGTCCAGAGCCAAGGACAAAACTTCCCATGATGGCCGCGCCTGTTAACGCCATATCAGCGGCCATCGCGTGTATAGAAGAAAAGATTGGATCGGCCAATACCATGATGCCTTGATATGCCGCTTCCATTAAGAGGATGGCGGTCTTTTGCGCCGCCATCATTTGCATCGTTTTTAACAAGTCTGCGCCGAGTTGCTTAAAGTTCAGTTTCCCAGTAGTCGCAAAAGAGGTCAGCGCGTCTGTCAATGGACCAGTAAAAGCGTCTGCCATTTCTTTCGCAATTACAGTTCCTTGAGTAATTTTGCGTATATTGGCAATGGTTGCATTTGCTTCTTCATCTTTAATAAGTTGGAATTTACCCTCATTCAATTTATTGCGTTTTTCAATCAATTTATCCAATTCTTTATTCAAGGTGGCAAATCGCTCAGAAGAACTATCTGAATTGAATATTTGATTTTTTGTACTATCAATCTGCTTTTGCAACATCATACTTTCTGGGCTATTAGCAATAGATTGACGTAATAGGGCGTTTGCCCCACCAAAGAAATTATCTTTCCATGACATACCAGAAGCAAATTCTCTATACGCCGCATTTGAATCAAGTTGCATGGAATTTTGTTTGTTGAACTCATCCAACGACATTTGCATCTTGGCAATAGACTGGCCGATGACACGCGCCCGTGCATCATCTTTGGCGGCGGAGATGGCATCCAAGACAGCGGCCCCGCCATCAGACAGGGATGACAAGTTTGCCATATCCTTATCGAAGGATTTTTCAATATCGCGTATTGCCTTGTTGATTTCGGCCTGCAAGGGGTCAACGCCCAAATCAGCCATCGCGGCGGCCAAATCTTCCCGCGACCTATTGGCAGATTCTTTGGCCTGCCCAATCAACCTATTGGCATATTCTTGCGTAACGGTCTTGGTACGAAGTTCCGTAGCCGCTTGCCGATCAGCAATATATTTCTGATGATCCGCGAACGTACCTTTGGAAATATCACGGTCTAATTCGGCAAACTGTTTTTCAATTTCAGAGGGGATTTCAGCAATCTTGCGCTGAAACTCGTTCATTCCCTCCCCGGCAGAAAGCCCATCCAGTGCGGTCTGAAGTTCTTTCAGATATGATTTGGTCTTATCAAACTCCCCAGCGAAAAAGCCCTGTTTGATTAGTCCGGGGGCTTGCCCATACACTTTATCCAGTTGCTTTTGTGCTTCGGAGCCAGACTTGGAATCCTTCAGCATGGCCTGAAGGTCTTTGTATTTCGTTTCGGCCTCTACCAGCAATTTGTCAAGGTTACTCAGGCCGGAAGCGGCCATCTTGCCATTTAATTCATTAAACCATTGCGTAATGCGCTCAACGGACTGCTTTGTCGCCTTTTCGTCCACAATGGTTTCTGGGAGTGCTTTCTCTTTTTGCTTTATATCCCAAACGAATTTAGGGCCAAGGTTGTTTTCTGCCGCATACCGCTTCTCGGCCAATCGGTCAAGTTTCGCTTGATCTTGCTCAATACTCGTAGCAATTTTGCTTGATAAGTCTTCCAATGAGTCATACGCTTTTGACAGCGCGTGTGTATCGCCGGAAAGAAGAGACTGCTGTTTCGGCAAAATCAAGGGGACTTGGGCAAGTGCTACTGCCGCCGTCAAAACACCCTTCATGGCGATTTTCAGACTGACCCATCCAGCAATCGCGTCAATCAGAAACAACTGCATCCTCTTGCCGAACGCTTCAACCCCACCCCCACTTTTCAATTCAGTAGTCATGCCCTTAATGGATTCAGTTATCTCCCCGATCAATGTAGCCATCATCGGAGTAAATGCCTTACCCAAGTTGTTTTTGAAATTGTCCAAATGTCGGGCAAACGACTGAATTTGTCCAGCGGTAGTGCTGAACCCAGCCTCATACGCGCCCTGAATAGAAATGGAGGCACGCTTTAATTCATTGACACGGGCCAACTTCATTTCTTCATCGGTCAATGCGCGGCCCAGTTCACGCCGCATCGCCGCTTCCGCTTTGCCGAAATTCACCGTCAACCCCATATACCGAAGTTGACGTGACATTCCGGTGGCCAACGCCATTGAAACGGTCTGCATGGCCTCGGACGAGTTAATGTTGCCGACTTTTGCGGCATCCTGAGCAATGCGGGCGATATTCGCGGCTTCGCCCAAATCGACGTTCGCCTGAATCAAGCGCAAAATAGATTGGCGGCTGGCCTCTTCCGTGATCCCTTTCGCCTCAATGGCCTTGGCATAATTTTCCATCTGATCGGCACTGTAGCCGATATTCGCGCCAAGGCGTCTCATCATAATGCCCAACTGTTCAACCCGAGCCGACATCATGCCGGAATCCTTCAAAAATCCGGCAATCTTCCAAACGCCAAATATGGCGACCAACGGCTTGATGGTGGACATCAAAGACTTGCACGCCCCGTCCAATAGGGTAACACCCCCAGCCGCCGCCTTAGCCTCTTCCCCCATTTTGGGAAGGGTCATGGTTGACGCGCCGACGCTTGCTTTCAACGTATTTAATGAGGCGACACATTGACTGATGGCAGTGGTAAATTCCTTGGAATCCAAGGATACCCGACCAGAGATTTTACCAATTTCCACGGCTACCTCCTTATTACAGCACGCAACTTATTGACTGATTCACGCATAGCCTCTCGTTTATGTTCTTCTGTTATTTCAATGATTACTCCACGTTCTCTATCGAGTGCCTCTCCAAACTTAGCGGGGTCCCCCACTATGACTTGCGATAAAAGAATAGCCAATCGCTTATCCTCGTCGGCGCGCACTCGATCAATGTTCCGTGATAATTCCCAAAACGTATAAATGGGAAGTTTCAATAACTCCGAATAAGACAGAGCGTAGAAATGCAGAACTGAGGCGACCAAGAAAGAAAAATCTACGCTCTTTATGCGTTTGGGCTAACTTCCTCAACCTTCCCGGCTTCAATAGGTATTACATTATCAATTCCCTCAGTTGGATCATTCCCTTGGACAACCTGCATCAACGCCAACAAAACGCTAATCGGTTGCGCTGTTAAAATTTCATGGGGGATAGTGGAGATTTTAACAAGAATTGATAGGATTAGAACAATGCGTTCGGCAGGATCAACGGTTTTATCAAGTGTGGCAAGTTCTTCATCGTGGAGATACATATCAACGGAAATCGCACCGACCGAATACCGATTGCCGTCAAGTTCAACTACCTGACTATTCTTAAATTTATTAAGATTAATAACCTTCATTTAATCCCCCTCTTCGCCCCTCAAGGGCGGGTTAGCAAAGAAAAAGAGGGCTACGGCCATTACTGGACGTAGCCCTCACGCTTACGAGGCTCACTTGTGAAGCGTTTTGATACCTGCGGCGAGTAAACACTTACACCGAGGTTTCGTCGCCGAACGTGACCCATCCGCTTACGCCTTTGAGCGCCTTGAACACCACGTTGTAGACGCGCACATTCTCTTTCTCGTAGGCGAAGTCAAGGTTCACGTTTGGCGCGGCGTAGAACAGTGTGACCCAATCGTTCGGGATCGCTTCGCTACCCACCGGCTTGATAATCAGTTTGTTCGCCAGCGATAGGGTTGTGACCCCACCCGCGCCCGAAATAGACAATTTCTTTTTCGTGAGGCCAGAGTCCAGAACATACACAGCCCCCGGAAGCAGGCTGGCAAACCTCGAAAGATCGGCCTCAGCCAGCGGCACTGTAACTTCAAAAGTCTGTTTCGTAACAATCTTGTCCAGCGGTGCATCCTCTTGGTCAACTGTCTTTTCAATGACATCAGCCTTGTATGAAATTTTGACTCCACCCTTGGTATAGCCAAGGTCTGAAGCATTGAAGGTCACATTGCAAACCCCCAAATTGACGGCAGTTGCGTCGCCCATAAATCCTCCTTATGAATTCAATATTTAATTATGCAGTTGCAGTAGTGTCGCCGAACAGAACCCAATTGGCTCCATCTTTCAAAGCCTCAAACGTCACGGTATAGACGCGCACGTTATCTTTCTCATAGGCAAACTCCATTCCCGGCTGGGGAGCCGCCTTATAGAGCGTAATCCAATCGTTCGCCGTCCCGCCCACGGGCTTGATGATAAGCACCTTTGCCAACGTGGTAAGAGAGACACCTCCAGCCCCAGTCATCACCATCTTTTCCTTACCAGAGCCGGTGCTGTAAGTAGCGCCGGGAAGAAGGCCAGCCAACCGAGCCAAGTCCTGTTCGGCCAGAGGCACTTCCACGGTGAACACCTGTTTGTTGATGACTTCATCCAAGGGCGCACCCTCTTGGTCTACGCTCTTTTCAATCACCTCCTGCGTATACTTCACCTTGACGCCGCCCTTGGTGTATCCAAGATCAACGCTATCAAATTCCACAGTACAAACGCCCAACTGAACAGCCGTTGCTACGCCCATGCCATCCTCCTGATTTCAGTAAGTAATTAGATGAATGTTACGATATACGAAACGGTGAGGTTTACTGTGAAAGCAACCTTGTCGCCAGCGGTATAAAGTGTTGGCCAGTTGCGTATGACGACGCTCTTGATGCGATACGTTTCCGTCTGGGAATTGTTTGATATTTGGAGCGTTTCTGTGCGGGGATCGTTCACGACAACATAAGTATTCCCTTCCATCGTCAGAATCTTGTCAGTAACCAAACCGGCGATCATCGACCCATCCATAATGGGCCAACCTACCACCCTGACATTAATATTGGCGTGTCGCACAGCAGTTATATCTTCGCCCAAAGTGTTGGTTGTTTGAACGACAACGTATTGATCCCCCCTGCCCTGTTCGGCAAAGAGGTCTACTCCCTTGGTTAGAATCAGACCGCCACCTACTCCACTCAAGTGATTGACAATTGCGTTACTTACCATCGGAGAAAAACCTCCTGAGCCTGACGGTCACATACCGCTCAAACTTGGCTATATTTTCATAAAATGCACGCTCCAAAAATTTACGCCCAACGATTTCTGATTGCCCTAATTGCTTCATTTGTGAATTTTTGCCTAATTTATACTCCCCTTCATGGATATACATGGCGTATGGGGCACCCGGACTGTTTGATGGAATATAAACATATCCGGCATAACCTCCATCTTCTTGAACGACTTTCTTTTCTTGGCTCGCAATTAGAAAGCCCTCATCAATGGGCGTGCGCTTGACACTTTCAATCAACAATTGGTCGGTCATTCCAGATACGATAGACTTTTCGACATCTTCGGTAAGAGTTTTATCCAATTCGCGCAATTTTTCGATCATTGTCAATGTATCTGCTCTAAATCCCGAAGCGTCAAAATTGATTTTCATTGGGGTTTATCTTGTTTCAATTCAATTTCAAAATACTTTGTCTTGCCACTGAAATCTTTAATGCCCGACACTACCACTGGTCGATATTTCTTGCCCTCAAAAACAAAAGTGGCCGTATCATCGACCATGACCTTGTTGTATGGAGAAAATGCCCTATACCCTACAACGATCTTCAAATCATACTTGGTGGTTTTGGCCCCATCCGTATCATCGCGCCCTGCGCTATAGGATAGGACACAACACCGCAATTCGGTGGGCGGTCCAGCAATATCCTCGCCGACCTCGTTATAGGCATTAAAAACAATGTCAATTTTATTATTGAACTGCATGAAATTGCCCCTTACTCTTCGGGAATGGTGCCGCCAAAAATTTCAGCCGCCGCTTCGTCATACGCCATCAGACGATGTTTACAATTGGGATGGAATAATCCACCGCTTATCGCATCTTCCAATGTCGGATAGCCTTCAGTTGCGCCGGTAAGACTCAGTACCTTTCCCTCCCAGCCCCCACACTCATCGTGGGCATTATGCTCAGACACTATGACCAAATCCCGTCCCTCTCCCGTCAAAGTGTTGATATATACTTCTCGCTGAACATTGTGCATAGTTGTGCGCGTAAGCATTTGAAAATACTTTTCAGAATCCCAAGCACGCCCCGCCTTATCAATGAATGAAAATGTAGGGTCGCGCCCCAAAATTTCAGTTCGTAATGCCTTGGTCGCTTCCTTGCGCGTCAATCCCTCAACGGCGGCGCGGCGCATGATTTGAGAAGTGTCTTCACGGAGGCCGCGCTTGATGGCTTCAGACATTCGCGTAGTTTGCGCGGCAATATGCGCGCAAGAGTCATTGATTGTCGCTTCGACATATTTGGAATTGTAATCTTGGTAAAAAGACGTAGTGTGTTCGGGGTTCGCTCCGAGTGTTTCAATGTGTTTAATGACAAGTGTTGAAGTATGATTTGCCACACGTCGGATGTCTTCTTCAATAGCGTCCCCGGCATCCGATTTAAACGCCGTAAGAATTGCCCCAATTTGCTTTAGCAATTGTGTTTGCCGCAAATAAGTGGCGTAATTGATTTCTTTACGTGCTGTCATCAACGCCGTGTAAATTTTGGCATAAGCGGACTTGTATAGATCAATCATATACGCCTCAGCCCCTACCGCCATTGCATCAGCAGTAGTAACCCCGCCCGCCAACGCATTTTTAAAATCAGTTATGGCGTTTTTTGATGCCATTGCGTCCCCTTACGGGCGCGGGAATAGACGCCCGAGGTTTGTATCAAACGCCACGGTTGTCCCATTATAAGGAAGCGTGGCGTTCTTCGTAACCGTCAAATCGAAGTTGGTATACCCAGACAGGCACCGCAAAGCGCCAGAGGCCCAACGCTTGAGCGCATTAAATCCGGTAACACTCTTTGAAATACTGGACAGCCCTTCAGACTTGATGCCTGAAATCGCGCCGCTTTGCGCTTCTTTAAGGGCATCCATGTTTTCAAACAGGTAATATGCTTGGTACAGGCAAGCACGGGTCGCATTGGCGAAGCCGGATTCAACCCCCTCGATGGAAACTGGAAAATTCAATGACTGCGCGGCGTCAAACTTGTCGTACAGCATTGGCAAATCCTCAAGGAAAAGGGTGGCCGTTATCAGAAGCCGCGCCTTGTCATCGTCCGACAGCCCGTCCCATTCCGAAGCCCCATAAAGCGTATTGAAAAACGTGTCTGCTTCGGTAATGGTGGCGTAAGAATTGGCGTCATTCGCGCCCTTGGTCGCCTCAATGGTAACGGCCATCATCCCCTCCTATTCAGTTACGACTTCAGGCTTCGTCCTGCGTATATACTGGCGCTTGGCCTTCGGCTCCGCTTCCGCATTGACAACATCATTCTTAGTGACTACATCCTGCGGCAACTTAGCCGCCGCCTCTTTCGCTTCACGTTCTGCCCTTCTGAACCCTGCGAGGCCCATAAACCCTCCATGAATTTGTTAGATTATCGTGGCCACGTTCGCCTTAGCCAAAACGGACATTCCAAGAATCGTCTGTGCCGCCGCTGTCATGGTGATGGTGTTCCCAACCGTCCATGTGCCAGAAGTAGCAATGTCAATCACGCCCTCGCCATCCTCAATATCCACACTGGTCACGTTCGTAACCGATCCCGTTCCAGACTTCGTGATCGAAGTCGTGATGGTTTTGTTGAACCATGTATGGATGTTGCCAAGAGAGTCAACGACGCGAATGCGGACGCGCCGAGTAGCGTTCTGGTCAGCCGTTGACTTGGGAATATCCACGGTTGCGGCATTCAGTTCAAAGATGAATTCAGCCGCGCCATATGCCAGCACCTTGGCGATCATTTCATTGTTTGTCAAATAGCGGTCGTCATCGGCCCATGACGGGCCAACTTTTACCCCAATGCCGTTCTTCGGGTATATTTGGTGGGCCATCGGGCCTCCTTGAATAAGTGGGCGGGGGCTGTTATACCCCCGCCCAAATCATTATGCGGTTGCGGTTTCTACAGAAGTTTGTGCGGAAAGCGACACGCCAAGTTTGGTCTGCGCAGAGGCCGTTACCGTGTTGGTGTCATTCTCAACCCATGTTCCGGCGCACGCCACGTTTATAACGCCCTCGCCATTGACCAGTTTCAGCGAAGTGACGTTCGTGACCGTGCCGCCGGTACTGGACTTGGTGATGGCCGTGGTGATCGTGCCGTTGAACCAAGTGTGGACGTTGCCAAGGGAATCAACCAACTGAATCTTGACTTTGCGCCCATCCGTGATGTTAGCGGCGGTGGTCGATTTCGTGGCGGGGGTGCATTTGAAAATGAACTCAGACCCACCATTATCAACGAGTTTCTGAAGCATCACCATGCCCTGCTCCAACAGGTCTTTCTTCCCGCTGGAAGCGTGCGGGATCACAGCCCCCGCATGGACAGTCGTATCGTGTAAAGCCATAGGGTTCTCCTTTCATAAAGTCCAAATGGGGGCGGGATTTGTAATCCCGCCCCCGAGGGGTTAATGGCTTGTTGGCCGCGCCCCGTTAATTACCCGTTGGTAATCATCTTGACGATGCGGATGTTCTTCTTGCAGTACACACGGCCCCAGTTCACGGCCAGAGCGCACTCTGAATTGGTCGGAGAGAACGACCCGTTGCTCGGGGTGAACGACCCCTCAAGCCACTTGATGCCACGGGGATGGAGAACGAAGTGCCGACGATGAATCAGGTAGTCCTCACCGACCAGAGAATCCCGGTCGGTTTCCACGCCCACAGGAGCGTTCCCATTGCCACGGGCAATCGCTCCCCCACCAAACAGATAGGTGGTGTACTTGAAGCCGTTGGTGCAGGCGGTCGGCGTGATGCCATCGTCCACGATGACCCTCAGTCCGAGGTAGTACGGAATGTTAATGTTGTTCGTGGCATCAGGCACGTTGTCGATAAGATTCAACTTCTTCAACCGCGCAAACGGAACCGAGTGCATAGCAATCGCCACCAGTTTGTCCGCGCAATCGCCCAACTTCGCCGTCGCGTCAATGACCGCATCCGGTCCAATCAGGTTGGCCGCCGTGGCCGTTGCCGCATCCGTCACGGAAACGTCGGAAATCAGGTCGCCCGCCACGTTGCTATGGCCCTCTGAGTCGGTCGAGCCCGCAACCGCTCCAGCGTTCGTCGCCGCATTGGAAAGAAACACGCCGGTCAGCGAGGAGAACAGAAGATCCTGCTCACGCCGAACCCAGTAATCGGAAACCAGTTCGGCAATCGCCTTCATCGGGTCGTCGCCCGAAATCGCCTTGGCCATATCGGTGACGCCCCACGCCTTGCCGCGCATATGGAGCCGCGCCATATCCTGAACCGCACCGATTTTCCCGACGCCAAGGGCGTTGTCCGACAGAACCTCGTCAGCCCCGGTCAGGTCGTTGAAGAACGGAAGGTCGATGTACTTTCCACCAGCGGACGCCAGCGCATCCATCTGGGGGTCAGGAACGATAATCCCGCTCTGAACAAACGCAGACTTCTCAGTCGTGCGCTGAATGGTATAGGGAAGAAAAACCTCCCCGTAAAGAATATCCGCAATCTTGGTTCCCAAAGCCGCCATTTTGAATCTCCTTTTAGATTCGCGCTATTATATTAAGCGCTTAGTGTTGAGGGTTAGTATCATTTGACACCTGCTTCTTCCTTAAGACGCGCCGCAAGATTCGGGTCTGAGCGAAGAATCTGCGCCTGTACCGTCAAGTTGTGGCTTTCCTTCTTCCAAGGATTGACAATCCGATTCCCTTGGAAATTGTGGGTCGAAGTGGAGCCAGCCCCGGCCTTCGCCCCCGCAAATAAATGCGCGTATTCTTCAATCTGCTTCATTTCCTCAATGAACTGCGACGTTGACAAGGGCGCGCCTGTCTTGAGGTCAACTCGTGGCTGGCCATCCTTGTCAAGCACGCGCACAACGCGCCGACCGTCATCGGTCGTTTCCACCTTCATGTTGTTCAAGGCGACCATCTCTACCAACCGGGGGTTGATGGCCTTGGCGACAGCGGCGGCAGTTGCCACTTCGTAGCCAAGAATCGTTCGGTTCAATTCGCCTTCCAACGATGCAATCTTCGCCGTCAGTTCAGCGGCGGCGGCGTCCTTCTTGGACAGTTCGGTCTTGTGGGCTTCAATCAACTGCTCGCGCAGTTTGGCGAAATCGCCCTTCTCTTCCAGCCCCTTCTTCTCGTCTTCCTCGGCCTTCTTCAAAAGGGCCTGAATCTGCTCCGGGTCAATCCCGTCAAATTTGGCGAGTCGTTCCTCCATTTCGCGGGTCTTGGTCCGGTACTTCGCGGCTTCCTGACGCAAAGACTTAACATACGGTTCCCCGTAGGTCTTTTCCCCGTCATCGGCATCAGCCTTGGCAGTAAGCGCGTCCAGTTTCGCCTGTTCCTCTTTGGTGCGGTCGGTCTTGGCCTTCAGGGCCTCAAACTCTTTCTTTTCGGCGTCCGTCATTTGGTAAATCTCCTTTACGCCCCTCAAGGGCGGGTTTATGGTGCTATTCCTTGCAGAACGTCAATCCATTATTATGAAGTACAGCAAAAAGCCCTTCACTCAGCGCCGTAATCTTGTGATGTTCCAGTTCCAATTCCATGTGATAGTTCATGGCCTCAATAATTTCATGCAGTAGCGCTTCACGCTGGCATGATTCAGAAAAATTATTGTCAATGATGATATGGTGGAGTGACGTATTGACCATTGCTGACGTGTTGTCCGTCACATTCAGGGTGTTGCTTTTGTAAATCGTGTATTTATGCCCCATAATTTGCAACTGTTCGGGAATGTCGTATTCCCCTGTATCCGGGGTTGGTACAAAAGTTGACGCAGTAACATTGTGTTCGCAAGTAGGCTTACTCTGTTGTGTGTGAATGGTTTTCATGTTGCCGCCCCCTATGCCCTGCATGGCATTTTAATCTTGCCCGTCCGCTTTTCACCCGTTGACAATGTGGCGACGAACGTGGCAATATACGTTTCACCATCGACAAAACCATGGAAACGCGCCGAACAGGAAGTCGGGTTGGCGTCAACTTGCTCAGAACCACCAACCAAAATCGTGGATGTCACGTCCAGACCGGCACTGTCCTCAACGGTTACAGAGTCTACGGCTTGCACCGTCACTCCACGCGCCACCCTGTTAAAGAAATCAGGCCCAAATCGCCAGTCGTCAGTCGGCTGAACATAATCGTCTATTGTGACCATTGTCCCCCCTATAACGGCGGCAATTTGTATAATTGACGCATTGGATACATCAAAACGCTCACCCTATTTTTCGGCAATTTATATGATGTATCTATACGAGAAAATAGAAATACTATTGAGTCTTCCGTGGCGTACTCATCAACGCGACCATAGTTAATGACGGCCAAACGGCCAAATGGCGTTGCAATTGAATCACCGCTCACGATCACTTGCCCAACGGACGCCACCGCTTCCTGCCCCTGCGGCAAT